GAAATGGCCGAAACGAATCTATTTCTATCAAAAGTTCTATTGCTTAACAAATTCTTACAAAGAGAAGATCTTTCTAAGACTCAAAAACAAGCAATTGTTGAACATCTTGATAGAGCCACAACTATCGCAGAGGCTAAACAAATATACACAAAAATCAAAAATAAGCTCAATGAAGCAGCAGATAAATCCAAAGTAGTTGGAAACTCTTCAACTGCTGTCAGTTCTGGAACAGCCGGATTTAAGATTATTTCTGAATCCGCAGAAAAAACCAAAGAAGTTGTTCTTGGTACACCAGAACGTTGGGCATTCCTCGTTAAAGGTGGAAGAAGAGAAGATTGATATATATTTATTTTAGCATTGCGAAAGTTATTAATAGGAGAATAAAATGAAAAGTTTTACATTATCACAGTTAGCAGAAGGCGTTCACAGACGCTCACTAGGCGCAGACTCCCCACGTCTTGTTAAAAAATGGGCAGAAACCGGTCTACTAGAAGGTCTTAAGGGATTACACCGTGACAACATGGCGTCTCTTCTAGAAAACCAATGTGCAGAACTACTAAAAGAAGCTAATTCACTATCCACAGGTGGTGGTGGTCTAGTTTCTTCTGGTCAAGTAGTTGGTTTCACAAACGTTGCATTCCCAATCGTTCGTAGAGTATTCGCTGGTCTTATCGCTAACGAAATCGTTAGCGTTCAACCAATGAGCCTTCCAACAGGTCTACTATTCTATCTCGATTACACCTACGGCAATAACGTCGGTGGTGGTGCAGGTCCAACGCTTGATGGCACCTCACCAGCAGTATACACCTATGGTCAAGGACAATCAGTATATAACAATCCAAGAGGCGCAGGCGTTCGCTCTGGTTCTCTTGCAACTGGTGGTCAATATGATCTAGTTGGTACTGGTTACTCCAAAGTACACAAGAACTCAAATACAGTTCTAGTTCACTCTGGCGCAGTCGGTGCATGGAATCCAGCAACAAATGCTTGGGTAAACTTCGGCGTTGTTTCTGCTTCAGGTGACTTCACTGGTTTCAATGCTCGTTATGCTGGTTATGATAGCCAAGTTGAAGTTGATCTAGGCAATAGCGTAGTAGATTACTGCTTCCTATTCGTATCAGCTTCTTCAGTAACCACAGCAATTAGCGGTGCAGATCTAAACAATCTAGACCAAGTTACCCTAATGGGTCTTCCAGCTAATGCAACACCAGCTCCACTTGCTTGGGGCGAAACTTACCAAGGTGGTCAAGGCGTACTCAATCTTCGTAAGCTCAATAAGCGTGGTAACTGGAATGGTTCTGTATTCTCACCAGACCCACTAAATGGTTCACACGTACTATTCGTTCTTAGAGCACAAAATAGCACTGCTCCAGCATTCACAACCGCTGGTACAACAATCAACCTTACTGCATCAGCAGTAATCGCTGATTCACTATCAGTTAACTCAGATGGTTCAACGCTAACAATTCCATCATTCGAATCTAACTTCGGTTATGGTGGTTCACCAGCTCTATCACCAGTCATTCCAGATGTTGATATCCGTATCGAATCAACCTCAGTAACTGCTACAACCCGTAAGCTCAGAGCACGTTGGTCACCAGAAATGGCACAAGACCTTACGGCTTTCTACAGCATCGACGTTGAAGTAGAACTTACAAACATTCTATCTGAAATGATCACGCTAGACATTGATCGTGAAATCCTTAACGACCTTCTTACACAAGCTGGCGCAGCAAACCTTTACTGGTCCAGAGCACCAGGTAAGATCGTTAACAAATACACTGGTCAAGAAGCACTACAAAGTGGCGCATTCGCTCCAGGTCCACAAGCATTCGTAAACATTCAAGAATGGTATCAAACCCTTGTTGAAACAGTTACAGATGCAGCTAACACGATTCACCGTAAGACCCTTCGTGGTTCAGGCAACTTCGTCGTAACTTCTCCAGACGTTTGCACAATCTTTGAGCACATGGTTGCTTACAAGCCAGCATATCGTCTCGATGGTGACGGACAAGTTCGTGACAGCATGACAATCGGCGCAGAATCAGTCGGTACACTTAACAACAGATACACCGTTTACAAAGATCCATATTTCCCACAAAACAAGATCCTCGTCGGTCTTAAGGGCAATACGTTCCTTGAATCTGGCTATATCTACGCTCCATACGTTCCACTAATCCTTACGCCAGTCATCTACGCACAAGAAGACTTTACCCCACGTAAGGGTGTAATGACACGTTATGGCAAGAAGATGGTTCGTAACGATTTCTACGCAACTGTCACCGTTCTTGATCTAGCTCTTATATGAGTTAGTGACCTCACTTGATATAGTGAGGTAGACAAAGTGTCCTAAATAATCAAAACTAAGGCTATGAGCAAATAAGTTCATAGCCTTAGTTGCTTTTTAGCATATGAAAATAGATTATAAAAATAGTGCAAATAAAAATGGTATATATAAAATTACAAACATAATAAATGGGCGAGTATATTATGGCTCAACCATTAGATTTAAAAAAAGATTTGCATCGCATTTAAATGCTCTTGAAGGAAATAGGCACTCAAATACGTTTCTTCAAAATGATTTTAATAAATGTGGTAGAGAGGCTTTCCTATTGGAAGTAATTGAAATAGTGCATGAACCAAGTTCTCTTCTTGTAAGAGAACAACATTATCTAGATCAATATTATGATAATCAAAAACAATGTTATAACCTTAGAAAAGATGCATGTGATAGCAGAGCTGGTAAAAAGCAAAAAAACGTTTCCGATGCTTTAAAAGATAAACGCTGCAAGTCTCCTTCGGATGAAGTTCTTAAAAAACGGGCTCAAGCTATACGAGAAGCTAAAAAAACACCAGAACAAAAAGAGAAAGCAAAACAGCACGCTAAAAACTTATGGAAAGATCATAAAGCGGATATCACTCTTGTTCACATGGAAACAGGAGAAGAAGTATATGTTGATAAACCTCTCAAAACGTTTGCAGAAGAACGAGGATTGAGTTACAAGTCTTTACACCTATTAACTAAAGGTAAGACAAAAAGTTGTGGAGGATGGTTTGTTAAAGGACATAAACCCGTATACGTGTCTCAAAAAGGACAAGTAAGAAAACCTCTTGGCAATACACATAAACAAAAAATTGCTGCAAGCATTAAAGGAATAAAATATGATGGTGTCAAAATAATCTCCCCAGAAGGGGATATGTTAGATTTACCAATCAATATAAAAAGTTTCTGCAAAGAAAATATTATTCATTATTCAACGTTTCTTAAAATGATTAATAGACAATGCAAAACTTGTAATGGTTGGAAAGCTTTATTTTGATACAACAGATACAACGATATTGAATTCTGATAGTATTAAATGTAGAACATTGTTATTTAGAAATAATGGGCAAATTATATAAAATAAGACGCACCGGTAGATTTCATCCATTTGATGTCGCCGCCCCATATGGTTTTCTCGTTAAGAAAACAGAAAAAGGACAATGGGCGAGCATATGTTATGATGAAATTTCCAATATCAATACAAGAGATAATCAACCGGATTTAGAAGAATACTCTTTTATTGAACCTAACTCTGTTGTTCTTCAAGTAGAAGATAGCATAAGAGGAAAAGACTTGGAACATTTCAGCAACACCATTCTTGGAAAATATATTCCAGATGGAAATTATGTTCCTTGCTTGCTTGATGAACGCTTGATGCTTATAAAAGCAGAGTTCCTAAAACCCATATGATACAAGGGAAATAAATAGTTTATATTCCTTGTTCTATGTGATATTATAAAAGCATATGAGCAACTACAATTCTCCCCATCATCGTTTTGATACTCTTACTGGCTGGCGTGTTTTTGCATCCGAGCCTGATACCGAAACTATTTATGGTGATTATCGTTTGAAGTGGACGGTAATTGACGAGGAGGGACGACAGCGGTCTTATACGCATTCGTATGCTCGCACCAAGTTTCATCTTTCGGTTGATGGTGGACAGACTTGGCTTGAGGAGAATAGTGTCTGTTGGCTTGAGGAGAATGGTGTCTGGTCGCTATATAGCACCAATCATAGTCTAGTCGGCAACTACCACGAGAATTGTTCCGATTTTAACAAGGCTCTACTTGCAGCCCGTGAGGAATGGAGGCTTGCACGCCGCAAGAGACTTGACCGAGGCCGCCGTGAGAATTTTAATTCCCTTCCGCCGGAACAGCGTGCGGTAGTTAAGGCAGAACGGGCAGAGGCATGGAAGCTTCGTAAGGAGCAAGCAGCCGAACGTAAGGCACAAAAGACTGCCCGTATTATGTCACAGATGCTTGAGATTGGACCGGAACTTGTCCGTCTTAAGGAAGATATTGAAAATGCTATTCGCCTTATGGCGAAGGGCGGCGTTGATCGTGCATTTCCTTATTACTACAGTCGTCGCCGGTATCTTAGCACCGCTAAGTGGGCGGTAAACGACATTCGGCGTCATATTGAAAACGCACAGAAGCGAGCAGAAGAAAAGAATAGCTGAATATACCTTATAAATTTAAAGAAACCTGTCTCATTATAAACGATATGAGACAGGTTTTAATATTTTTAGCGGTTTTGTTTGTTGGTTGTACCGAAAGAACAACTGACGTATTGGATGCTGGAACATATGTTCCCGATGCTGGCACGATATGTAGTGAGGATGGTGGAATTGATAACGACATTAACAATTGCGGCGGGTGCGACCACGTTTGTCCATTTACTATAACTGATCGTTGTAATTTAAACGAATGTAATTGTGGCAATAGTCCTGCGTGTGATTATAACACGGAAGAGTGTCGTTTTGGAGTTTGTAGACCAACCGATATTACTGGTGCGGTATGTGAGTTTGATGATCAATGCGGATATCCGAATTCTGGATATGGATGCATTATAGGACATTGCACTCGTATAGAATGTGTTCCAGAAGTTTGTGATAATCTTGATAACGATTGTGATGGAACGATTGATGGAGATAGTCGTGGTCCAGTATCTCGTTGGTGTTACGATAGAGATTTAGGTGCGACAGAAGTATTAAATCCTCCATGTGAGCGTGGTGTTCAAGTATGTTATGAAGGCTATTGGGATGAATGCATAGGTTCTATTCCTCCTCGTATAGAGAGTGGGACATACGCTTGTGACGACATAGATAATGATTGTGATGGTTGTGTTGACGGTGTGTTAAGTTCTACGGGTTGCGTTCCATTTCCCTCGGAGGGCTTTGACATTGTTTATGCGATAGATACGTCTGGTAGTATGGCATTAAGAATAGCAGCCGTTAAAAGGGCTACAGACGCCTTTACAAGCACGTTTAGTGGAGATACATCATTCCGATTTGGACTTGTATTGGTTCCGGGTTCCATAGACGGACAAGTTAGTGTAGTTACTCGTCTTGTTCCTTTTTCTATATTTAATCCAATATTGAATTCAAGCTTTCTTGGTATTGGAGGAGGAAGTGAACCTTCATATGATGCGGTATATATGTTAGGGATGGATGATGAGTTACGTATTGGATGGAGAGAGAATGCAGTAAGGATTATTATATTGTTTACTGATGAAGCTGGCCAAAGTTATAGAGAGCCAAGAATAACGGAAACTGATATGTGTTCTGCATTAACTCATGGTGAAGTATTTGCATACGTTGTAGATCCTGTAGTCGCAAGA